AAGGAACCGCCACTGACGGCGGTTGAGTGGGCCGATAAGCATTTTTACCTGTCCTCCGAGTCGTCCTATCAGGAGGGGCGCTGGACCACGGCGCCGTTTCAGGTCGCCATTCTTAATGCGATGGGCAATGACCTGATCGCTGTAGTCAACGTGCTGAAGTCCGCACGGGTTGGCTATACCAAGATGCTGGTAGCCAACAAGGGCTACAAGATCCAGCACAAGAAACGCAACGTGTTGTCCTGGTGCCCGACTGATCCGGACGCCGACACTATGATGAAGCGCCACATCGAAACGATGATTCGCGATGTGCCCCTGGTGCGCGCTTTGGCGCCCTGGTACGGCGTGAAGCACCGAGACAACACCCTAGACGAAAAGCGTTTTGATAATTCGAAAATGCTTTGGTGCCTGGGCGGTAAGGCGGCGCGCAACTACCGGGAGAAAAGCCCTGATGAAGTGATCTACGACGAACTGTCAAAGTTCGACGCCGATATCGAGGGTGAGGGCTCCCCGACGATGCTGGGGGATAAGCGCCTTGAAGGTGCGACCTTTCCCAAGTCAATTCGCGGATCAACCCCGGGTGTGATCGCCGCCTGCGGCGAGGATGACGAGTCTATAGGGGAGGGCTGCCAAATCAGTCGGGCGGCTGATGAATCGCCGCACTTCCTGCGGTTCAACATCAAATGTCCGTGCTGCGGCACAGAGCAGCATTTGAAATGGGGAGCCTTCGACAAGCCTTACGGCATGCGCTGGCGTCTCGATGGATACGGCCAGGTAGAGAAAGCCTGGTACTTGTGCGAGTCCGGCAACGGTTGCACGTTCGAATACCACGAAATGATCCAGGCGTCAGTTACTGGGCGCTACATCTGCGAGCGCCAAGGTATTTGGACCCGCGACGGCATGGAGTGGTTTTCCGCTGATGATCAGCCGATCACCACGCCGCGATCTGTCACGTTCCACATCTGGACCGTGTATTCCGAGTTCGTTACTTGGGCTTCGGTGGTCAGCGAATGGCTGAAGGTCGGCAAGGACCGGGGCAAACTCAAGACTTTTATCAACACCACACTGGGCGAAGCATGGGAAGAAGACCAAGGCGAGAAACTGGAATGGGAAGTGCTGGCCAAGCGGCGTAGCAACTACCTGAAAGTGCCCGCCCGGGGTGTCGCGCTGTTCGGCGGGATTGACACGCAGGACGACCGTTATGAGGGCCGTGTTTGGGCCTTCGGCGCCGGTGAGGAAGCGTGGCTGGTTCACCGTTGGGTGCTGACCGGTGACCCTGCAAGCGTTGAGCTGCGCAAGAAAGTGGGCCAGGAAATACGACGCCAGTTTACCCGCGAAGACGGCACGCTAATGCGTGTAGAGCGCTGGTGCTGGGACTCCGGCGGCCACTACTCGGACGAAGTGCGGAAGGAAAGTAAAAAGCACGGCGTCACCTGGGTTATCCCGGTGTTCGGCGCTGCGACCTACGGCAAGAAGATTGCCAACTTCCCAAAGAAAAAGACCAAGGGCGACCGGGTTTACCTCACTGAGGTAGGCACTGACAACGCCAAGGAGCTGATCTACAGCCGCTTGAAAATCGAACCGGACGGCGACCGCCCAGTGCCTGAGTGCATCCACTTGCCGCTTAACGAGCTGGTGTGTGACGAAGACGAAATGAAGCAGTTGACCAGCGAGCGTAAAGAATGGGTGGTCTCCAAAGGCCGCCGGGTTCAGCGCTGGACGAGCGGCCGCCGCCGCAATGAAGCCCTCGACTGTTTTGTGTATGCACTGGCCGCCCTGCGGATCAGTCAGGAGCGTTTCGGCCTAGATCTGGAGCAACTGGCCTTGGAGGCTCAGTTCGTTCCGGCCACGGGCGCGTGGGAGGTGCCGGAAGTGCCCGACCTGAATGAGCCAGAAGAATCAGAGCCGCCGGCTGAGTCGGCGCGGCCTGAGCCCCCATCAACTCAAGCCGACGCCCCTGGCGACTGGCATAACGTGGAAAGTAACGGATGGCTATAAACGCGCAGGAGATGCTGGACAAGTATCTGGAGGCAGAGGCCGCCATTCTGCTGGGTAAAACGACCATTTTTAATGGCCGCACCCACACCATGGCCGAACTGCCGCAAATCCAAGCAGGTCGACGCGAGTGGGAGCGCCGGGTTATCGCCCAGCGCGCCGCCGCGCAGGGCAGTCCGGGTTATGCCCTGGCTGAGTTTCGTTGAACTTCCTCGACCGCTGCATTGCGGCGGTTAGCCCGGGTGCGGGGTTGCGGCGCCTGGCGGCACGTAGCGGAATCCAAGCCTTTGAGGCTGCCGAGGTCACGCGCGCACACAAGGCGAAGCGACAAACGCGAAGCGCTGACAGCTCGTTGCAGCGCGACGCTGAATCATTGCGCGGCCAGGCTCGAAAGTTGGACGAAGACCACGATCTTGTGACGGGTATTTTCGACCGTTTGGAAGAGCGGGTGGTGGGTGGTGCCGGGATCGCTGTGGAGCCGTTGCCCCTGGATCACGCGGGCAATATTCACCTGGAGTTCGCGGCGCAAATCAAAGACCTGTGGGCCGAGTGGTCCTTGCGGCCGGAAACGTCGGGGGAGTTGACCCGGGCACAAATGGAACGCCTGGTTTGCCGCACCTGGCTACGTGACGGCGAATCGTTGGCCCAGCAGCTGTTGGGCAAGGTGCCAAACTTCAAGCACTTGCACAACGTGCCTTTTACCCTGGAGTTGCTGGAGCCTGATTACCTGCCCTGGAGCTACAACGACGAATCGAAAGGGATTTGCCAGGGCATCACACGCGACGCCTGGCGCCGTGTCGTTGGATACAACCTGCTTAAACGTCACCCCGGCAGTGCCTTGGGTTTCAGCATGTCCGTGGATACCAAGTTCGTGCCGGCTGATCGGATGTTGCACATCGCGTACCGCAAGCGAATTGGGCAGAACAGGGGCCAGCCTCTGTTGCACGCCGTGTTGACGCGCTTGGCGGACATCAAGGACTACGAAGAAAGCGAGCGCGTTGCTGCCCGTATCAGCGCGGCCCTGGCGATGTTCATCAAGAAGGGCTCTACAGACGACTACGTGGTTGCGCCTACGACTGCCGGCAAGGACGGCCAGGCCACCGGTGCCCGAAGTATTCCGATTGCCCCAGGCATGGTGTTTGACGGGCTGCTGCCCGGCGAGGACGTGGGGATGATCGAAAGCAACCGGCCCAGCCAGTTTGTGGAGAGTTTCCGCAACGGTCAGTTGCGTGCGGTTGCGGCCGGTACGCGCATTGGCTACTCCACGGTGACGCGCAGTTACACGGGCACTTACTCGGCCCAGCGTCAGGAACTGGTGGAGTCGCAACTGGGTTACGACCTGCTGCAGCACGAATTCATCGACTACTGGTCGCGCAAGGTTTACCGGGCCTTTATCGAAATGGCGTTGGTCAGCGGCGTACTTGTGCCGCCAGGCGACGTAAACATGGATTCGGTGTACAGCGCGGTTTATCAGGGGCCGGTGATGCCCTGGATTAACCCGGTGCATGAGGCGACCGCCTGGGATGCGCTGGTGCAGGGCGGTTTTGCGGATGAGGCCGAAGTGATCCGAGCGCGTGGGCGAAACCCGCAAGAACTTAAGCGCTCGCGTCAGGCGGAAATCGAAAGCAACCGGGCGAAAGGGCTGGTGTTCAGCTCCGACGCCTATCACAAGTTCTACGGGAAAGTGACTGTCAATGCAGACCTATCAAGCGAAAAAGAGAAAGCGTGAAGCGCCGCCGCTGACGACGCCCAGGGCGTCGGTTCAGTCGTCGGTTTCGTCCGTGATTACGGCGGCAAACCAGCCAGTGGAGAGTTGGTACTCAATGCGCGCCATGGCGCGCGGTAGTGTCGAGATCCTGCTGTATGACGAGATCGGCGGATGGGGTATCTCCGCCAAGCAGTTCGCCCAAGATTTGGCCGCCTGTGGTGACGTGTCACAAATCAATCTGCGCATTCACTCGCCCGGTGGCGATGTGTTTGCAGGCATGGCGATTTACAACACGCTCAAGGCTCACCCGGCCCGCGTAGATGTGTACATCGACGGTCTGGCGGCTTCTATGGCCAGCGTGATCGCGATGGCGGGCGACAAGGTGTATATGCCGACTAACGCCATGATGATGATCCACAAGCCCTGGGGAGCGCAGGGCGGGGACGCGGACGATATGCGCCGCTATGCCGACCTGCTCGACAAGGTTGAAGGAACGTTGGTGCAGGCCTACGTCAGCAAGACCGGCAAGAGCGCGGAAGAAATCCACGCGCTGTTGAAGGATGAAACATGGATGGATGGCAGCGAGGCGGTGGCAGCCGGCTTCGCTGATCAGTTGATTGATCCGCTGGTAGCTGCCGCACAACTCAAA